AGTACAGGATAGGATTCCTTTCAAGCCCACTCTTTATGTCAATTCCCCAAAGGAGTCCAAATTTAAATCTGTTTATGGGCAGGATCTTGCTCCTATAGAGTTTGGCAGTATAAATGAAGCCAAAGAATATGTCCAACAGTACAAAGAAGTTGAGAACTTTCCTGTATATGGAAACACAAACTATGGATATCAATACATATCATCTGCATTTAAAGATGATATAGAATTTGATATGTCTCAAATGAAGATATGGTCTTTAGATATTGAGACAACTGCGGACTTAGGTTTTCCTGATGTTGCGAATACTAATGAGAAAGTCTTATTAATTACGACACAAGATTATGTTACAAAGCAACTTGTAACATTTGGATTAAATAAAGCAAATCCTGTAGCAGAAAATCATACTTATGTTTATTGCGAAGACGAAACGGATTTATTAAAAGAGTTTTTAGAATATATTTCGGAAGATCATCCTCACATCATTACAGGTTGGAATGTGGAGTTCTTCGATATTCCTTATCTGTGTAATCGTATTACTAAAATTTTAGGGGAAGATGCTTTAAAGAAATTATCACCTTGGAAGGTTGTAAACGAAAAGCGTATTCTAAAATTAAAGAAAGAAAATATTTCTTTTGAAGTATTAGGTATTGCTATTCTAGACTATTTGGACTTGTATAAAAAGTTTACTTATAATGCACAGGAATCTTATAAGTTAGATCATATTGCTAAAGTAGAATTAGGTAAAGAAAAATTATCCTATGAGGAATATGGTTCATTTTCAGATTTCTATAAAAAGGATTGGCAGAAGTTCGTCGAGTATAACATTCGAGACGTAGAACTTGTTGACCAACTTGAAGATAAGATGAAGTTAATTGAACTTATCTTAACAATGGCATATGATGCGAAATGTAACTATATTGATATTTTCTCTGCAGTAAGAACCTGGGATTGTATTCTATATAATCAACTATTAAAGAAAAATATCATTGTACATCAGCGTGAGGATAAACCTGGTAGACAAATCGCAGGTGCGTATGTGCAGGAACCTATTCCTGGAAAGTATAATTGGGTAGTGTCATTTGATGCAACAAGTCTGTATCCAAGTATTATTATGCAATATAATATGTCTCCAGAAACACTTGTCAATAATCCGAAACACTTTGATATACAAATTAAAGATCTTCTTAAAGGTGAAGATGATTTATCTGATTTACAAGAAGCGGATTATTGTATGGCATCAAACGGTAGATGTTTCTCAAGAGATAAACAAGGCATCTTCCCCGAGATTGTTCAAAAGTTATTTGACGATAGAAAACAGTATAAGAAATTAATGCTTGATGCAGAAGCCGAGTATGAGAAAACAAAGAATCCTATCTGGCAAAAAGAGATATCAAAGTATAATAATTTTCAGATGGCTCGAAAGATTCAGATGAATTCTTTATTCGGTGCCTGGGCTAATGAGTATTTTAGATTTTATGATTCTAACATTGCCGAGGGCATCACACTAACAGGTCAGTATATTATTCAGAAAGTGGGCAGAGATCTTGACGCATACCTAAATAAGATTTGCGGAACAAAAGATCATAGCTACTCATTCTATTCTGATACTGATTCTTGTTATGTTACCTTCGCTCCTCTTGTGGAAAAATTCTATAAAGATAAAGATCCAGAAAAGATTGTAGATATTCTTGATGAAATATGCGAGGGTAAGATTCAGGAGATTCTAAATAAGAGTTGTAATCAAATTGCAGATTATACTAATGCTTTTGATAAGAAGATTTATTTCAAAAGAGAAGCAATCGCAGAAACAGGTGTATGGGTAGCTAAGAAAAGATATGCCTTAAATGTTTATAATAACGAAGGGGTTAAATATTCAGAACCTAAGTTAAAGGTTATGGGATTAGAAATTGTTAGATCTTCTACACCCGAACCGATTAGAGATGGATTACGTACGGCAGTTAAACTTGCACTAACATCTGATGAACAAACACTACAAGATTATATACGAGTATTTGAATCAGAATACAGAAAAATGAAACCTGAATTAATTTCCTTTCCTCGAGGCGTTAATGGAATAGGTAAATATACAGATAGAGCAGCCATATATAAACAGGCTACACCAATGCATGTCAGAGGTGCACTATTATATAATTTTTACTTGGACAAATATGATCTTGGTAAAAAATATGAAAAAATTAAAGAAGGCGATAAGATTAAGTTCATATATCTTAAGGAACCTAATACTATCGGTGAAAATTGTATAGCTTTCAATACTATTATACCGCCAGAATTTGATCTGCTGAAATTTGCAGATTATGATACCATGTTTGAGAAGTCATTCTTAGAACCTATGAATACAATATTAAACGGAATAGGATGGTCGGCTAAACCTCAAGCAACCCTAGAAGGATTATTCGGATGAAAAAATTACTAGTAACATTATTTGTAGCATTAGTTGCTACAGGATCTCAAGCATGGGATCAGCGTCAACCATTGCCTCCAGAACAATGTAAAGTACATAGCCCATTTGGTTTTGCAGATAGTGCAAAGAAATATACACCAATTTGTCGTCAAGCATATTTTGTGGCATATGATGCTTCTGCAAAAATTCCGGCATATGTGGCATATACATTAGAGCCAAAGAATGCTCTTGGTTGTATTGCAAGAACAAATGCCTTTGTTGCAGACCAATCCATCAAGAATGGCCCTGTTCCAAAAGATTACGCAGGTACAGGATATGACAAGGGTCACGTATCCCCTGACGGAGATTTAAGCTGGGATCAACAAGTGGAATATGAATCATTTCTAATGACAAATATGGTACCACAGGCAGGTTCATTGAACAGGGGTATTTGGAAATTGCTTGAAACATCTGTTCGCGCATGGGCAGTTCAATTAGATGCACCTTATACAATTTACGGTGGTGGTATCTATAATGATACAAACAAGAAAATTGGTTCAGGGATTATTGTACCTCATGCATATTACAAGATTGTAATCAATCGAAAAACAAATGAGTATGCTGCTTGGATGTTTCCTCACGTTGGACCTTATCCTAATTTGGGTAATGATTTAACAAAGTTTAGAGTACGTGTTTCGGATGTGAACAAGGGAGCAAAGATTGCATTTGGAGTACCACCGAATGGTAAGGAATTACAACCAGGTAAAGAGTGGCCTGTTGACTTTGGTAAACTAACCAAAGATAAAAGAGCAAAATGCGGCGGATCCGCATCTGCGGATTGATCTTTTTACTTGACAAATACAGCGTTATATATTATAATGTACTATATACATAAGGAGATACTATGTCATTACTTGATAAATTGAAGAAAAATACGACAATCAAAGAAACAGAAGTTTTAAGTAAATCTAAGTTCTTTCAAAAGAAAGATATGATTCAAACTTCTGTTCCTATGATCAACGTGGCGTTGTCAGGAAGTTTAGAAGGTGGCTTGACCCCAGGCTTAACAGTTTTTGCTGGACCTTCCAAACATTTCAAGACCGCCTTTTCATTATTACTTGCGAAAGCTTATTTGGAAAAATATGAAGATGCTATTTTATTGTTTTATGATTCTGAGTTTGGTAGCCCTCAGTCTTATTTCGATAGTTTTGGAATTGACACGAACAGGGTACTACATACCCCTATAACTGATATTGAACAATTAAAGTTTGATATCATGAGTCAGATTAATAATATTGAGCGTGGCGACCATGTTCTTATTTGTATTGACTCTGTAGGTAACCTTGCATCTAAGAAAGAAGTTGATGATGCACTTGAAGGTAAATCTGTTGCAGATATGACTCGTGCTAAACAGATGAAGTCGTTATTTAGAATGATTACTCCCCATTTGACCATTAAAGATATTCCAATGGTTGTTGTTAATCATACATATTCGGAGATTGGTTTGTTCCCCAAACAGATTGTATCTGGCGGAACAGGCATTTATTATTCTGCATCCAACATCTTTATTATTGGTCGCCAACAAGAAAAAGATGGTACAGAGGTTGTCGGTTATAACTTTATTATAAATGTAGAAAAATCTAGATTTGTAAGAGAAAAATCTAAGATTCCGGTTGAGGTAACATTCGAGGGTGGTATTAGTACTTGGTCTGGTCTATTAGATGTAGCAATTGAAGGCAAATTTATTGTTAAGCCATCCAATGGCTGGTACTCCAAAGTAGATATGAAGACCGGCGAAGTAGAAGATAAAAAGTATCGTGTCAAGGATACGTATACAAAAGAATTCTGGATGCCTGTACTTCAATCAAAAGCATTCAGGGATTATATCGAAGGTCGCTATAAAGTAGCATCTATGGATATCGTTGGAGAAGAAATGGCAAATATAGACATAAGCGAGGAGTTCGAACATGCAAGTGAAGTATGAACCATGGGTTCTAAAAACAGAAGACAATGAAGTCTGGGGCGTGAAAATTCTAGATGGCGAGTTTGCGGGTTGCGCATTTGCCATTAATGAACTAGATGAACAAGATAATACCAAAGAATTGATGTTGGACTACAATGTAGTTCAACCTCCAGAAAATAAATCCGTCGAAGACGCTAGCGGACCCAATTTTGATGCAGTACTAAATTTCATTATTCAAGACATTTTACAAAAGGCAATTGATGAATACGAAAATCGAAAAGGTAATCTTACAGAACCTGGCGAATGATGATGTTTTTATGAGAAAAGTGATCCCGTTCCTAAAGCGGGATTACTTTATTGACAACAACGAAAAGATAGTTTATGATAAGATTAAGAATTTTATAGATGAGTATAATGTAATACCTACAAAGGATGCTTTGGTTATTGCAGCTCAAAATGATAAAAGCCTAAACGAGGATCAGTATAAAGAAGTTGTAGAACTTATACATGACCTCGAACCTACAGACCATAATAAAGATTGGCTGTATAAAGAAACAGAAAAATTCTGCAAG